CTTTCGCAGGCACTCTTCTGACACGCCTTCACCGTTGTTCCGGAGGTCCCACGCCGAGTTAACGTTCCCGGCACGTAGGTTGCCTTCACCATCGACCACGGGGAAGGACGAGTCGCCCTTCGTGTCCGCCGCATTGAGATAATGCGGGCTGTGGTCGGGTGGGTCCGGAATCGCGGACTCATCGAGCTTGCCGCCCGACGTTCCGTTCCACGTTACTCCGCAAGCACTTGGCATATATCTTTCCTCACAATTTGATTAACCCCAGCACTTTAGCGATAACTGCCATTAGTCCTGTTCCGAGCGCGGCGAGCAACCCTTTCGCAGTATGTAGGTACTGCGTGTTACTGTTTACTCTGTCTTCAACCTTTGAGATTCGGTCTTCGTTTTGTGCAACACGGTTTTCAAGCCGATTCATCGTTTCATCGACGCGCTCTGTCCGTTCATCTAATCTATAGAGAATTTCGTCTCGTTCATCGTCATCCATCATCAGGCTTCCTGCTCAACGCCTTGCTGTGGCCTGTCTTGCTGTCCAGAATTGTCGTCTGTCGGGTCGTCTCTCGACTGCACCTCTCTCCCGGCACTTTGTGTCCCGCCTCCGGTGTTCGTCGGTCGGCCACCTTGCGGGTTCTGAATGTCATCGCCGTTACCGGCAAGCATCTGGAGTACCTGAATCTGCTCGTCGCCGGACAGCTCGCGTGCGAACTCAGGCAGTTCGACTTCAGGGTCAATGCCCATCCGCTTCGCCGCCGCCTCGAACGTTAGCAGACCGTTGTTGATAAGTCTGATTGCGAGGTCAGCGTCGAGTCGCTCTTCCTCGGACGAGTGCTTCCCAAACTCAAAGTCGGGCGGCACTTCGCCATACTCCTGTGCTGTCGCATCAGCAAGGATGGACGGGAAGATTTGATACCGAACTGCTTGTCGAATGACCTTCCGATACCGCTGAATACGGCGGTCGAACTTCGGCATCGTCGCCTGAAGGCTCGTTCCGCTCAGTGTGTCGATGTTCAACAGGTCGGCGGGAACGCCAATCCCCGTTGCGACACGCCGCATCAGGTGGATAAACGTCTCTTCGAGCCGCATCGCGCCAGCATCACTCGACGTTGACGTAACACCGACAACCTCTTGGTCAACGTCGTGGCTGACGGCAAGCATCGACTCGGGCTGAATATCGTCGAGGTTCTGGAGCCATTCGTCGATTTCAGCCTCAGTTCGTGGTCGCTCTTCGCTCCCAAGCTTCCAGAGAATCGGCGGATACGCTTTCGTCGCAACGAATCGCGCCGTGTCAATCTCCATATCGCGGAGAATGTCAGCTTGTTCGCGCACGCTTTCAACGACCGAGTGCCCGAAGTCGTCATCCGGGTGCTTGTGGAACTGCAAGACCGCAACTTCGTGTGGCTCAAACTCAATCTCTTCGCCGCCTTCCCCGTTTTGAATGTACCGAACGGGGTTGCCGAACGCATCGGCCTCAATTTCCATATCTTCGGCGGGCAACAGGCTCGGCTTAAAGTAGTCGTCTTCAACGACTAGCTCTAGGAAGCCGGTCCCGTCTACGAGTGCGTGCCACACCCAATCAATAAGTACCGTCTCGAAGTCAGACTGTTCAATAAGCTGTTTCAGCGGAGCAATATCCTCGTCGGTTTGCTCCATATCGGTCCCGGGAATATTTGCGGGCTGGATAGTGAACCCTGAACCCACCAGATAGTCAACGAGAGTGTCGATAGCCTCGCCAACGTGCGGGTCCTTGTCCGCGACCAGCCGGTTGTCGAGGATGTCCTGCGCGGGTGCAATTGTCGGTAGCGCAGTTCCTCCGCTCCCGGAAACCTGCCGAACTACTGCCTTTGGCGAGTCAGCGGCGAACTCCTCGTGGTCGCCACTATCAACCATTTCGTTCATCTGGTCGGCTACGTTTCCCATAAATTATCTCCGTCTGTTTCGCGCTCGATATTCGTTACTGCGGCTACGTGAAGTGCGCGAAATCTTCGACGCGCTTACGCTCGTTCTGTGGTCCGTTTCCAGCCCTTGTCTGTTTTGTGAAACGCTCGCTTTGTTCTCCGGAACGTGCTTACGGGACTTCGCCGCAAGGTCGCTCGCTCCGGTTTCAGTCGGCGGGTACATCGAAAGGACCGTCGCCATCGCAACGTCGTCCTTCCCGCTCTCTGAGTTGTCCTTGCCCGAAAAGTGGGCGACACCGGACTTCTCGCTCTTCTCCTTGACGATTGCCGTCAATTCATCGCGCACGCGGTCGCGGTCAAGCAACCCGACGTACTGCTCGCGGAGTCCGATGTTCATATCGCCCATCATCTTCTCCACCTTCTTGCTGGCAGAGAAGTCGAATCCTCGGAACGCGCCGCCGAGCTTCTGTTCGACAATGCGGTCGAACGTCTGCCCAACACCGCCCCGGTCCATAATGACCAAATCGACTCCCATCTGGTTCCTGACCCACTCGATTAGCGTTGCGATGTGATTCGCGTTGCCTCGGTCGGGGTCAGTCACACCTGCTTGGAGTAGGATGTCGTCGTCTACGACGATAACTTCGCGCTGATTTCGTTGCTCTTGCTGATGGTCGGTGATGGAAAGCACCGTGTCGTCACGGTTGATTCCAATGTCAACGCCCATCACGCGCTTTGCGTCGTCGTGCTTCGGGGCCATCAGGCCAGTTTCATAGCCATCACTTGCGCCCCGCGATTGCGCCGTCAGTACGATGTCTTCATTGAAGAAGTTGTACGAGTCAGCAACCGGACGGCACAGATACTCTTGTCCGAAGCCTTCCGGGTCAGACATCCGCTCGCTTTCGAGCTGGTCGATGTTAATTTCCGGGCGCACCGGCTCCAGCTCTTGCTCCGGAAGCGGCGTATAGATGTCGATGTCGTCGGCGTTGTGGAACGTCGGCTGTTTAATCGCCAGCATCCCGTTCGAGCCGTCTCTCGTGCCCTCCCGGAAGTGGCGCATAAAGAGGTCGTTTTTCGTATTCGGCGTCGAGACCTCCATCATCTTCCGGTTCTCACCGAGCGAAAGGAACGCCCCAAGTGCCTGCTGTGTGCCTTCTTCGTCTTCAATGAAGGCCATTTCGTCCATCAGAACCGACCGCGCGGAGTCTTTCCCACGCGATGTGTTCGATTCGGACGAATATGCCTCGAACGAGGACCCGTTCCACAGCTCTATGTAGTCCGTATTCGTCTTATTCGTCGGAATATTGATTTTCGCGTCGTCAATGAGGCTCTTGATGTCCGAAATCCGCGCTTTCGACTGTTCCTTACTGTTTGAAACAATCGGATAGTAGGATTTCGGGTAAAACATCGCCTCTAGCAGGTATGAGACGACGACAGCGAACGAATACCCGATACGACGGCCTTTATATGCCGTTATTCGGCCCGCATCACTGTAAAAGTAGGCGTGAATCAACTTTCGCTGGACATCAAACAGCTCTAGGTCACGCGCTTGACCGGTGTCGATGTCTCTAACGCGGAAAATATCCTCAATAATGAGGTCAGGACGCCCTTCCCACCGTTCCATAATAGCGTCCGCGTCCGCATCGAGCTGACGCGCGAAATCTTCGAGCTGTTCTTGGTCCATCATCGTTGATTCTGCGGGAAGTGCCGCCGCTCTGTGGTGTAAACGACGATATTACTAGTAGTTATCGACACTGTGTGGGGTCTACGACATCTTGCTCGGTATACTGAATCCACGCATTATCGGGGTTATAGTCGTCCCCGAGCCACCGCAAGACGGCAATGGCTTCCTCAGCATAGACATCATCTTCGAGGATTTCGTAGGTCTGTACCTCTTCCGGGTCGGTGATTCCCTTTCTTGGGCCTGCAAACGAGTAATTAGTCATTGTCCTGTTCCCACGGTGCGTCATCGGGGTCGTAGTCAGAATCGCCGCGCTTGAGGAAGGCTTCCCCTAGCTCGCTGAACCCTTTGATGACCTCCACCGCTTCGTCAGTCGAGTCTTGCCGGAGCTGTTCTTTCCGAGTGATTCCCAATTGCTTTTGCAGTTTAGAAATCTTGTTGTCCTGCTTGTGCATCATATCGCTGAGGTAGTGCTGAGACTTCTCGGTCACGATTTGGCCGTTCTCGTCAAGTACGATTTGGCCTTCGTCGTTCCGGATTGGCTCTTCCTGCACTTCGCCCTCAGCAATCGTATAGCCGCGCCCGCGCTCTGCCCGCACGATTTCTGCGGCGAGCCGATGCACGTCATACGCGGCGTTGGGGTCTTCCGCGAGGTCGATGTCGTACTGCTCTGGATACTGCGACGTAATCCAGTGGTACAGTGCTTGGTCCTTCTCGTCGAAGTCCTTAATAAGATTGGACCGAGACGCCCGCATCCCGTGTGTCATCGCGGCCAGCGGGTCGAGATTATCTACGTTAATCGAGCCCTTGCCGCCGTGATACTTGCACAGCTGATTTGAACCCAACTGGTAAGTTTCAGTATTCAGACAAAAGCGGTCGGGACCGTCGTAATCATCTGGTTGATGCGGTATCTTTGCCAAACAATACCGTTCCTCGAACGGCTCATCACCAGTATACGATTCTCGACGCTCATCAATTTCGTCTTGGGTCTTTCCAGATACTTTGAACTTAGCCATCGTGTTCCTCCTATCTCTGTTTCTGCGGGAAGTGCCGCAG